TTTATTATCGTCAAATTCTGTAACATCAATATCTATTGGTCTACCTGTAGAGGCTACATTGTTTGCAAAATTTCTTGTTCTTGTTCCCATTTTATCCTACTGTTTTGGTAAATACCTAAATTGTATTTCTGCACCACTAGCTGGAGCGGTTGCAAAGGTTAAAGTTGTTCCCGAAATTGTATAGTCGTCTGTTGGCACTAAACAAACTCCGTTTACAAATAATAATACATCTTCTACTGTTCTATTAGCAGCTATTGTAAATGCTGTCGTAGAAGCGTCACCTGTTCCTGTACCCTTTGAATGAGTAAGTGTACCAGATGGAAGAGTTAAAGTTTTTCCTGTTAAATCAAATGTTGTGTGTATGTGTGAACCTTGAACACTTGTTGGAGGAATAAAATGATGACCTTGTGCTTGACCTTGGAATATGCAATACATATCATCTCCAGTTGTAGGAGCTTCTGACATAGTAAGAGTCAATGCAGCCGCTGTGTATGCTTTACCAGTACCAGGCTCTTGTCTAACATTATTGATAAACAATTCTACAGAATTTTCATTTACTACACTTGTATTCAATGTAAAAGATACAGTTGAACTATCAGGTGTAAACGATTGTTTAGCCTGTGTATGGAATAATTCTGCTGGTTTATTTCCTATGTATGCCATCTTTAATTTTTATTTCCTAATTATTATGTTGATATACTATCAACAGCGCTTACCCAAACATCTGCTGAAGCAGCAACATCAGATTTTACCTTTAATGCGTCCCCATTTTGTAAGACAAATCGTGAACCACCGTCAATAATTTGTAACATACTTCCTGTTGTTATCGGCGCCGATTTCACCAAGTAAATATCATTTGAACCGTCATTAATATAAACATCTACATTGATTGAACCTGCACTAACATTACAAACTGAAATTCCTACAACAGTATCATAACTGTCAGCAGTCATAACTGTTGCCGCTGATGTGCCTACATTGTTTGAGGTATATCTTCTAAAGTTTTGTGCCATTTTTTATTTCCTCTTATTATTTATTACAAAGCCACGGCCATTGCAATTGCAAAGCCTGTTGATGTTACCGTGCCAGCGTTAAATCTTCCTTGTGCTGAACTCCAAATTAATGCATTACCATCAGCAACACCTGAAATGTTTACATCTGAAACTGCACCAATTGAATCATTCTCTGTTACTATTTTTACTGCACCAGCAGTATCTAAAACATATGGAGCATTTCCTGTAGTATCGTAAGCAAACATACCTTCATAGTTTGTTGCATTTGGAAACGCAGCCGTGCCGGCAAAATTAAATCTTATTTTATTACCTGAACCAGTCAGGTTAAATGCACCACTTGTTATAGCAGCTGCACTTAAATTTGTTACCGAGTTAGAAGCCCCACTAATAGTTTTATTTGTTAGAGTTGCTGTTGTATCTTCTAAAACTACCGTACCTGAAGCATTTGGTAAATTAATTGTTCTATCTGCTGTAGGGTCAATAACTCCTAATACTGTTTCAAAATCATCTGAAGTTGCACCTTCAAAAGTAAATGAACTTGTAATCTCAATTGTAGTAGAGTTTACAGTAGTTGTTGTACCTTGTACATTTAAATTTCCTGTAACTGTTAAGTTATTTCCTATAGTAACATCATTTGGTAAACCAAGAGTTACCGTATTTGCTGTAACAGCTGTTTCTATTTCATTTGTTGTTCCAGAAAATGTTACCGTTTCTCCTAGTGAAACGGTGTCTGTAGCTGAACCATCATTTAATGTAATTGTAGGAAAAGTGTTTGTACCACTTGTTAAATCTTTATTTGTAAATGTTGTTGATGAACTATTAGTTGCAATAGTATTATCAACAGCTAAGGTTATATTTGAACCACTAACGCTTGAAGTAATACCTGTACCACCAAGAATACCTAGAGTATCTCCTTTAGCATTTATTGTTGCTAAAGTAGAAGTATCATCTCTTACCTTAATATTTGCTGATAAGGTTGAGCCGTCACCTATTGCCGAGTATATTTCGTCAAAGTTTAGGTTGACTTTATTAGCACCTGCACGGAGATTATCACCTGTTCCGTCATTTGCTACTGAACCTCTGTTAATTAAGACTTTTGCCATGGTTTCCTATTCCTTACTACTATTTATAAACATTATTATGGTGTGTTATCGTCAAAAGTTATATTATCTTGGTCAAAACTATTTAAAGTATTACTGAACAATTGAGCAGACTTAGCAAATTGACTTGGAAATGCATAATCCGTCTTTATTTGTTTACCGTAATTTGTATTAAACATGAATAAAGGTATTTCTTCACCATCTAACTCTGTTTTAGTACCTCTTACTCTTAATGCGTTTAAATTTTGAAAGGTATTAGCATATGAATCGGATGATGATGTACCATAAACTGTATTATGGAATCTATTCAAACTACCATATCTTGGTCCTGCGTATGCAAAACCAGACCTTACATCATGCGTATCGCCTGAACCATCTATAAAATTATTTCTTCTTCTACTTAAATAATCAATTTCTATATCTTCTCTAGTTAATGTAACATCTCTAGTATTTGAAGTGAAAGGGTCCCTATAATCATTACTTACATCTACAATACCCTTTTCTTTAGCGTTTGCTCTTAATGATGTACCATCACTATTTGTTCCTAATCTTCTACCAAATACTGATATGAATAAAGTATTAGCAATTTGTAAGAATGGTACCTCTTCTCTGCCTGAAGTAATACCTTTGACTGGACCACCAGCAGTTACAGTTAATTTTGATTCAATATCAACTTGACCTGTAAAATAAAAACCTGCTGTATGCATTGTTTTTTTAAATGCGTCCCGCCAATCTGCAATTGAACGACCAACTTTAATTACATAAGAATAATCTTGATAGTATAAACTATCTTGTACTCTCATTGTTGTTTCAGAAAGTTTACCTCTTTCACTAATAAATTGACCATCTGTATCTGCAATTGAAACTACATCTACTGTAGCAGTAGCAATATCTAATTTTTTAATTGTACATGTACCACTTGTAGTTGATGTTAATGTATCATCTACATTGAAAGTACCTGTTACATCTTTTATTTTTAATAAACCTCTGGCAGTATCAAGACTTACAATTGTTCCTGAACCTCCAGATGAACTTGTTATTGAATCTGCTGCTACAAATGTTCCTGAAACACTTGTTACAATTGCATTTCTAAAGAAACCTAAAACTGGTGGAGTTGGAGCATTTTCATAACCTCTACCTAACTCAACAGTTTTTACTTTTACAATTTTACCAATATCATCACCATAAGCTCTAACAGTACCATTTGAACCTGTTGATGATGTTACCGTAACAGTAGGTAATGATGTATATTGATTACCACCATTTGAAATAAATAAATCTGTAATCATCTGTAAGTCTGTAAATTTTTCTTGTACAATAACATTACCTGAATATTGGTCACCAGCTGTAGTATCATCTTCTAAAACAATTCTATCTCCTGTGGACATTCCAGAACCAGATTCTCCTGAAATTCCTCCATTAACTATTTTAACAAAACCAGCCGCATTTTTACCGTTAGTACCTGTATCATCAAAAACTAATTTATCTCCTATTTGATAATCTGTACCTGCATTATCAATTACTATTTCTGTAATTTTACCTGGACCAATTTCTTGTACTTGGAATAAACCACCTGTACCACCAGCTGTTAAAGTTATAGTGTCTGCTGTTGAGTTTAATGAACCATCATTTGTAATATTTTTATTACCTGGAATACCTGTAATAGTTGCTTTGATATAATAATCATCTGTATCGGATGATGTACCTCTAACTTCTTCACCAACAGTAAAGGTTCCATTTATAGAGTCTTGATTTAAAATTGCCTCACTAACAGTTTCAGCACCAATTTGAAATTGTGATACATTTTCTATAATTGATGTTGCGCCTGAAGATTGACCAGTAATTTTTCTACCAATTAAATCTGTTGGGTTACCGTTAGTACCAATAATCCTTAAAACTTTTAATGTATCAAATTGACCATCGGATGCTTTAAGCATTTGTTCTCTAGGA